GCAAGTTTTTATAGTGTATAGGGGAACAGGTTTACTCTGTAAGGCTGACCCCTCTATGCACTTATTTTTCAGGCTTCCAAATAGCAATCTTTAAAAACATAAACATTAACGGGGTGTTTCAATGAATGTTTTAATAGGCTCTTTTTTGGCTATGGCGTTATTTTTTCTTTTGTTCCGTTCTGTGGCCCTCTGGTACTTCCGTATCGGCGAACAGCGCAGAATGGAGCGAGAGCGTACTGAATTGCTCCAAAAGATTCACAGCAAGCTAATTTCTATTGATCAAGAGATTGATTAAATTAGAGAGGAACTTGAAAGTAGCAATCCGGTACATGTCAATGTTGAATAAAATATTAGATAAGGCAAAAGCGATACGGCGGCGCGCTGCGGAAGGCAAAAAAGAAAAAGAGCGGCGACATAACAAGCTTAAAGAAAAAAGAAACGCAGAGTGGCTTGATATTTTCGAGAAATATGTGTTTCAGGAGGATACTGGGCTACTGACCAAAAGAGCAAGAGACTGTCCAAATGCGCTCAACGAGTCCATTGCTGTATTGACTGCGATTAAGATTGTAGGCGACGACGCCAAAAAGAGAGAGCTGTTCAATAGAGCTGTGGCGGAAAACGAAGCGATATTGTTTATGCTCAGCTATTAAAAAGACACCCCCCCCCAACCAGTTAAGGAAGGGGGGATTTTTTTTACTCCTGAACTACGTGTCCTTGAATGACCATGTGAAAGCTGTCAAGAAGTGTTAAGTCGTCTTGGACAATCAACTGAAACTCGTCTGGATCTTCGTCATTAACAAGCCGGATTGCAACCCCATTTTTGTCTGGACCATTAAACGAACGCCTGACTCCTAGCGACTCCTGCCCAGCCGGACCAAGTGTAGCGTCGATGTACTGCAGGTCATAAGCCTGTAGGCGGAAGTCTCCGTTTGTACGGGCGTTAAAGATATTGTCCCTTGTCCCATTTCTCTTTACCCTAAACACAATCCCATTAGATAGTCCGCCAGTGATACCTCCAAACTTCCCATCATCCATTGAAGAGCTGTCAGAGATAACTAGCATCATCCTTGTAATGTCCCATGCGATACCAGCTGATAAAGCCTCCGGTGAGACCCCAAAGACCTTAGGGGTTACACTCCCGTCAACATTCAAGTCAATTGACGTGATGGAGCAACCGCCGCTCGTCGTGAACGGATAGTCAAGCGGTGAGTTCATTCCAAGAGTATATTGGTTTCCAGCAACTGGCGTTACAGAGCTAATGCGTCCTTGGAAAAACTCCACGCCCTCTTTCAGGCAGACATATTGACCTACAAGCGGGGTTAGACCAGTAGTCGTCACAGTGATAGATGTATCGTCTACGCTAGCCGCAACGTCAAGCGTGATAGTATCAAGGACTTCGTAAAGGTAAAGATTCACAATAGGGCTATATTGATCCTGAATCTCGACGTTTATTGAATTGCGAGGGTTAAAAACAGACTCAAAATAGTACTTTACGTCACCGAGATTTTTTGGGAAAGACATTATTCACCATCCAAAAGCTCAAGTAATTCTTCTTTCGAGGAACCTTTCCACGAAACATCAAGCCCTTCGTCTTTTGCGAGCTTGTACAAATCAGAGCGGGACAGTTCCGCTATTCCTGCTCGTTCTCTCTCCTCCGTTCTTTCTGTTTCTTTCTCAGCTTGTACTTTGTCACGTCCCAAAGATCGTATTTGGCTTCCTTCTCTGAGCTTTTTGTATCTTTTGTTTCGTTCATAAGTCATTATCTCCTCAAATGTAGGCATAATTAACTCCCTGTATAAAAAAAGGGTGCGAGACCATTAAGCCAAGCACCCTATAGTTAGCTGATTAGCCGTTAGTAATCAGGAATGCCATTGGCACGTTTTTGCGCACAACGACACGGTCCCATGTTGCTGCGGCTGAAAGCTCTGCGATTGTAAAGCTGTTGTTTGCCGGAGTAGCACTTACCTTGAAGCCTGCAGGATGGAGAATCCACTGTTTACGGGTCCAAAGTGTCTCAACGCCCATACCGTTGCCCTGCGCCTCCTCACGTTCTACAGCTACAGAGTTTGGAAGTTCTGCTTCCCCGTATGCGAATGCGCCTGAACCCCAAAGAATGGATGTGTATTTAAAGCCGGATGTAGCACCAGCAACAACTGGCATGGAGTCGTCAACGATAACACGGCGGCCCATGAATGTTGGGATAGTCAACTGCCCCTGAGAATCAGGAATGTAATCAATGTCATCATTGTCCACCATACGATTCATCACAACAGAGTGAACGGCAATTGCCTGAATGTCGTTAAACATGTCACCGAGTGTAAAGGCGGATGCGGTAAAAGCGCTGCGGCTGAAAAGGTTTGCTGCTGTTGCGTTATCGCCGTCTTCAATAGCAATATCATTCACCATATCGCCGGAATCGTTTGCTACGTTGTCTGCAAGTACGCCGTTTGCAGTGGCAATAAGTCTGCGCTGCCACTGGCGGGACCAGTACATATCAACTCGGTTGCGTATCTGCGTCATGGGTTCTGCGCCCATGTTAATCTGTGCTGTGAGGTCTGACGCACTCCATCCCTTTGCCAGAATAGACTTGCGTGTAATCTGTTCAGACTGGTTGATCTTCTGAGCTACGCCAACATCTGCTGGATCGTCTGTAGCCAAAAGAGGCTCGGATGTAGGATCAATGTCATTCCAAAACGGAAGCTCTCGAACCCAACCCTCACGACCTGCAAGTTCATTGAAGAATGGGGACTGCGTTACAATTCCAGACTGCAATAGCGCAATCTTTTCAGGGGAATCAACGGCCGGAATATCCAGGTAAATGGTAGGGACAATAATGTCCGCAAGCTGTACAAGTGCCATGTTTTAAAATCCTTATTTGACGTTTTTAGCCGCTTCGTACTTTTCGGGGGCTTCCCGATACAGTGCTACTTTTTCGGCCTCTGTCATTTCGTTAAATTTCTTGTTTCCTACGCTCTGCGTACCGCCGGAAGCGCCGCCTCCAGAATTTCCAGGCGCAAGCACAAAGGCTTTGCCCTCGTCGCTCTTTGCCCAATCATTAGAAATAAATTCGCCCAAAGGCTTACCATCAACAACAGCAGAAGGGATACCGTCAATTTCAGCAATGGAGACTTTACCCCTCAGCAAAGCTTCTACCGCCGTAATAAATTCTTTCTTCACATTCGCCTTGATCAACTGCTCTTTCAGCCCATTGTCAATGAGCAGTGACTCAAGCTGGTTCTGCAATTTACCCTTTTCTGTTTCAAAGCCTTCTTTTTCCGCCGCAATCTTTGCACGCAAATCGGCTTCAATCTTTTCAAAGTCTCCGGCCTTTCTTGCTTTCTCTTCCTCAATCTCTGCAAGCTTTTGCTCAGCCTCTGAGAGCTGTGTTTTTGTGCCTTTAAGCCCTTTCACCTCTGCAAGCAATTCGTCACGCTTTGCAATAAGTCCCGACGTTGCATCTGCAACCGCCTTGTTAATCATGCCGTCAAGTAACTCTTTGTCTTTTGGGTCGCTCGGATCAAATGCCATTTTATCCTCTGGATATCGCCCTGTCTCTAACAGGGGTTAATATTTATCAACAAAATGTTTAATGCAACTTTACAACTTCTTGCGCAATTGGTCAATTGTAAGCGGTCTATCGTTGGTGTTGACCATTTGACGCAGGGTCAATTCACCCTTTTCCCAAAGGTTAAAACGTGTTTTACCGAGTATATCAAGTTGGTCTTCTTTCGTTCTCGACTTGAGCCAGTCTTCGTAGCTTGTTTTAGCTGGAACATATCCATCCAAGCTTGATCTCATCTTTTCAGGAACTTTAACCTTAACTTTGCTTCCAAGCTCTTCCCATGACTTCAGCCACGGAACTATTGTGCTCCGGCATTGCCAATGGATTGGGGTTTGCCTGAACGGTATGGAGTGCCCGATTGGTTCTTTTTTCATGTTCCATTTTTTATTATCCCTAACCATACACTGGAGCGTTGTTCTGTTGTCCAAAGTAGATACATGGATATATCCGTTTAACAAGTCATCGTTCGCTTCAATCGTATCCACCCTAGACTGTCCAGAAATTGCAGCTACAGAAGTTCGCACAAGTGATTCAGCATCACGTTTTGATACGTCCATTATGCCTGTTGTGGATGCTGTGCCACGCACACGCCTAACCATCTGGTCGATAGATTCGCCTTGCTCCCATCCTTGACGCATAGCATCGGCGAACTTTGCTTGTGTAGTCGCCTCTTGCCTTGCCCACCAATCAGCGGCACTAGCTCCAAGTATCAGCGTGTCATTAACAATCGCCTTTGCCTGTGTGGTGGTTATAGCATCTGCGGCTATATCAACACCAAAAGACGCGTTCAAGTTTTTGCGCGTAAATGCGTTCTCGTACTCTGCAACGTCTTCAAGCATCAACGAATGCTCGTATCTTATCAGCTCATACTTTTGCTTGATAGTCTCTTGCGTGGATTCAAGTAACTTTGTGAGCCTCTGCCTTCGGTATATAGCCTGAACTGGTCTATTAACGTCGATATCTGCAATCTGCTTAATCAGGTCTTTTTCAAGGTCAAGCAAAATCTTTTTGACCTGTCGCCAGTCGCCGGAGGAAAGCCTTAAAAGATCGAGCGAGTGCCCTATGTGTGCGTCAATTAGTTTCTCTTGTGGTGTTGGCATTATGCCACCCCGCTATCACCCATGCTATACTGTCCGGCTTCAATCTTTTCTTGTTCTGTTTCTGCGTCCATGCCTTCTGGCGCAATTTCGCCACGAACAAGGTTGTACCAAAAAGTATCAAAGCTGATTGCACCAGTCTGCAGGGCGTTGATTAAGCTTGTCAATGTCTGCGCGTCCATTGTTGTTGGCATGTAGTCTTTATTCAGTTCAAAGCGAATATCTCCAGATAAACCTTGCCATTCAAGAGCGATGCGCAACGCCCACTCGATAGAGCTTGAGACAATAGAAGCAACACTTGCCAGCCATGAAGACTCTCCAGCCCTGTTTATTCGTGCTGTCTCTGCTGCTTCTGCGGCCTTCTTTTGCTCTTTCAGTAGATTAGCACCAAATGTAGCCATGTCGGACTTCAGATTGTTGCGCTCTTCACTCAGCGCCCCAATACTATCGCCTTTAAGCTCGACGAAGTAGGCCTTTGAGGTGTCGTTTTCAAGCATCAGTGCAGTTGTCGAGCCAAGGTGAAATGCCTTTGAATTGCCTTCGTTGTCCGTAGCTTGTTCTCCAGAAATCACAAGTGTACTTGCTCCGGCAACATACAGGGCGTTGCTGTGGCTTGCTGTCTTTTGGTAGTGGTCGATGTTCAAGTATGCGAGGTCCATCAGTGGAGGGTTTTCTACACCAACCCCAGTGCCTGAAACATTGAACATCTGGAACGGAATAAAATCAAGAGCCTTGTCTTGTTTTCTGACATCAATAACCGTTTCAACGCCATCAGCGTCAATTAGCCTCTGTCTATACTTACCATCCTCAAAATCAAGCACCCTGTACTGTTCTTCTGTCGTGTTGGTATCGAACTCGTCGGACGGCGTCTTTGCTTCTACGACTTCAAGCAACACAACCATCGACAACTGTTCTTTGCCGTTAATTGTATCTGTTTTCCAGTTGATAATGGATTCTGCGCTGTAGAATTTTACCGCCGGCCTTGCGCCGCTTGCCTCTTGTTCTTGAACGGTCATTTCTCCAGAATCGTTGCGGGGGTAGTCTACAAGCAACCCATATCGCCCAACAGTGCAAAGTTCTGTGAGCGCCGTTTTTGACAAGTCATAAGCAGATACGCCAGCTGCGGAGATATCGTCAATAAAGACGTCTGCAGATGAATCTTTTTCAATAGTCGGCTCTTTTCTAAAAACAAGGCCAACAAGTGAATCAATTGTTTTTCCGGTGGCATTCAGGAAGCAAGTGCGCTTTTTGAACTTCTCGTACTCTTGAACAGTTTGCTCTGCCAACATCGGCAAGTACTTTGTGCCTCTCGCATGTACTGCACGCTGTCCGTCTGCCAAGTCTCGCATAGTCTCCCATTGTGGCGACATGTCAGTATATGCTGATTTTCTTGTTTCAACTGGCATTTAGATGCCTCCGATTTTTGCACGTTTAATAGATTTTTTGACTATTGGGAACTGGTTGTGAATGTAGTATCCAGCTCCATCACACAAGTGATCAGTTCCGGCCGTCTTGTCCGGTTCGCCATTCTTACCCCATGCTTGCTGTTCTAGGCAATCTGCATATGTGGGACACTTTTCAGCATTTACGCGATACCTGCGTTCGCCATCTGCATTGCAGAACATTGCGTTCATGCTATTTATCCTGTCTTTAACTGGCGGGTTTGCCTTAGGTGCAACCACAACAAAGCCGGCTTGCTTTAAAATTTGTATATCTGTTTCAGAAGCGTTTACGGATTTACGGCTACCACCACTGGCATCAGGGTAGACTCTAATTGTCCTGTTTTTTATATATCTTCCGTTTTCAAACTTCCAGTACCGCTCTTGAAGAATCCTGCGCATATCAGGAGTGTCATAAGCGTCAAAAACCTCAGCAACGGCGTGTGGTAGACCATCACGAACAACGTGCACAACAGCCGCCATTTTACCTACGTTAAAGTCCATACCAACGTGTAAAATGTCATTGTCTCGCACCATCTCGGTTGAACTGTTTAACTCTCTATCATACTGTGCGTAAATAGTCCCTGCCGTTAAGTTGACAAACTTACCTTCAAGATAAGCGTCAATCAACTGTGGTGGGTATGAAGCCCTTAGAGACTCAATGTAATCTGGTGGCAAATATGGATTTGATTTTGTAGCAGCCTGGATTATCTGATAGTCATCACCGCCAACTTTAACCCAGCGATCATGGACGAATCTAAACCCTTCCGGCGTTGTGAATACTCCAACTGTGTTAATCGGCTTGCTTGACTGTTTGACATAGGTTTTCGGTATCTGCCTGTTACGGGCGATAACCTTTTCCCACACAAGACTTGCCTGCTCTCTTTTGAGCGTATCCAGTTCGTCAATTTTTGCCCTGAAAGACTCATACCCAATGATACGAGCTGGATTATCAAGCGACCTAAGAATAAAATCACCTACTTGTGAGGATGACGTATAAAGTATGTTTTCTGATTTGTTGTAGCGGTATCTGATACCCCATTCGACAAGCTTCTCTTCGAGTCTAGGGGCAAGGATAAGGCGTACGAGGTCGTATGTTGGCTCATAGAGGGCAATCAAAGACTCTGCGCCACCCTCAAATGAGTCGAGCAGCGCAGAACAAACAAGAGCTTCCGATTTCCCGCTTCCATAGCCAGCCACAAATGCCGGATACTTTGCATCAATTGCGTAAAAATCGGCCTGTGGTTTAGTCGCTGTTAGCTGTATTTCCATCTGGCGTTACCACTGAGATTTCAAGCTTTGTGATCTGTTCATCTTTTGATTCTTGGTCGTCTTCCCACCTGTCTTTCCACTCTTCGCGCTTTCGGTTCTTTAACCAGAATATAATGGCAGTAGGATCAGGGGCGTAATGTTTTATGTACTCTTGAGAGTCTGTTATTTTCCCCTCGTATGTTGCAAACTTCGTATCTGGATGACTATACCCTACAGCCCTTTCATACAAAGACCGCTCGACCCGTTCGTCTGCAACGCTTTTCCAATCCTTTAAGGACTCAAAAAAGGATTTGTTCTTTTTCTTCCAGTTGTTAAAGGTTTGTTCAGTAACACCAAACACTTTCGCCATTTCTTTATCTGTAAACCCTTTCTTCGCAAGCAGCTCTACTGCCTCCATATTGAGGGTGTCTAATTTGCTTGGCCGCCCTACAGCCATAATATAACCTCTGGTTAATCGTTAAAATTACGCAAGACCACACCCGTTGCATTTATAAAGACCAGAGCACAACCGTACCTTTCCACCGCTCCAAACGGTAGCTGTCCGGTCGTCGTCACCACACATTCACAAGATCACTTGTCAATGATTACAGCTTTTTAAACAGTCTTCTTTATCGGCTACAGTGGTGATTAGGCATTAAGTCCGCCCCATGGCTCTCGATAGCCCGTCACCGTTCACGCCAAGATCGGGTCAATCCGCTAAATCCCTTTTACCCCAAACCTCTCCAAAAGTAAAAGCCATACTACCGCCCTATAATCTTGCAAGAGCTTCTCACATTGCACACGATTGGAACGCCGTCTGTGGTTGTTATTGACTCCATTTTCCTATTTACATGATAAAGCGCACCGTGACTTCGGCAATACCACCTGTTCTTGCTCCTAATACTTCTATGTACACATTTGTCGCAAAATTCTATTTGTGTAACTGGAATCGTCATAATTAACCCTTTTTTTAAAGTAAAAGCCCCCTGTCTGTGCTAACAGAGGGCCTTGTTTTATTCCTCGTCGCAAGGTTTACCGTTGATAAAATGCGGCTCTGGTGTAAACTGCTTTGTCTTCCAGCAAACACTTGAATAAGCATCAGCCTTAATTTCAATCTCCCCCTCTGAAATCCACTTTCCAGACTTTGTAGACTCTTCATAGTGCTTGCACAAATCGCACGACTCACGGAGTTTAACAGGTGGAGAATAAGGCTTTGGGAGACCGTCTTCCATCCAAGCAATGACTTCTGTGATTCCTGCCACATCCCACTCGCCGTATCCGTGATACTCAATGTCGGCAACATCAACGCGCCCTTTTTCGTCATAGGCGTCAATTAACGTTACAACATATTGTTTTGTCTCTTCCGGCAAACGCTCTTCAACTGGAATCCACTTTTGTTCTGTGCTTTTTTTAACGTCTTCTACTCGAACATGTTGATATCTTTCAAGCCCATCAAAACGTCTTTTTATCTTCACATCTACCTCGTTGTCCTCGTCTATCTCGCCAACAACCACCGCCTCTACCAATACTTTATCGCCTTTCTTAAACATCACTCGCTCCTTTTTTTAATAAAGCCCCGGCAGTTTAGGATTCTACCGAGGCTTGCCCCGTCAACGATTAGGGGCTATTGAGAAGATTTTATTATTTTTCGTACAACAAGTATCCGACACCAGCCAACACACCGACTCCAAGGACTACAGCAATTGCAACGGCGTCAAGTCTGTACTTTTTGTGGTCAAACGGCACAAAGTATATCTTGTACCAACATAGCACCCATATTACGAATGCTATATTTTTCATATTAACTTTCGCCTTCAAGCATTTCTCCAATCAAGGAGTAAGCAGCTTGCATTGTTTCTTCGCACAATATTTGATTTGTTATTGTGTATCCATTCTCGCCTCTAAGGGTTGAACACTCCAACTTAAAAACACCGTCTTTTGTCTGTCAAAGTTACAGTTGTTTCCAGTCCATCTTCAATCTTTACACGAGCCGCAATTGATTTAACTTTTTCCATTTTTCACTCTCTTACTTTTTTTTAACACCGCCACTCTTTTCCATCACACTCAATCGGCCTATCCCATTATGCAATGTCAAGAAGGTCTGACATATCTATTCCACCTAGTAAGCTTCCGGCAGTGGTCGCCAAGCAATTATCCCTACGTTGTCTTTGAAATCGTGTCTGTGGAACTCTTTTTCATCTTCGACAAAATACGCAACTTCCATCCACCTTTCCAGTCCGAGGTCCCCCTGTATTTCAATTTGACACAGATATGCCTTTCCTTCCTCCGGCAATGCATCGTCCACATGAACCCATCCGTCAGCTCGTTTATTCCACGCCTCGACAGCATCCTGCTCGGTACCTTCAACTGGTCCACAAGCACCGCACCCATGACAATGCACGTGGACGTCTCTTTTCTTTTTATCTGCCACAAACTTTCCGTACTTTGAAAAGTCTTTACCACCGCAAAATGGACACTTTTTAATCTTCATCTTTCATCTCCTGCCATTCGATGTACGCCTTGCAGATTGCACGGGCTGGTGTAATATCAACGCCTGTAAAGTGTTCACATTTTTGTGTAAAACAAAATTCAAACTGCTTTTCTTCTATCCAGCGTCTCATTATCTCGTAATCTGTGTCTCTTCCACACATCTCCTCCACCAGCTCCATAGCGTGGTTCATGTCGGTGGAGTAACTCTTAGGCGCATAAATGTATGAAAAGCAAGGCTGCTCACATGCATTTTTGGCTTCTTTTTCAGTACGGACGGTTGCGCACAGAAGGTCAAAACAATCGTATACCTTCCAAGGTCTATCCCCACGCAACTCAGCCACTTTCAAGCTCAACTCTTCGTTAGTCATTTTCTCTCTCCTCCCCATAGGTCATGATTCTATTCCATTCGTCAAGAGCCTCTCTGACAGTGTCAAACTCGTCTGTGCATATGCCGCACACCGTACAAGCTAGGTAGTCTCCGCCGCACGTGTTATATGCTCCGTATCTACTCTCTTCAGTAGGAGTGCCACCACAGATTTTGCACTTTTCAATGTCGTTAGTCATCTATTACCACCTACTTCAAAAGTTTACACCGACCGACTCGCTCGGCCCTGACTTCTTTGTCCCCTGTGCTACACTTGGTGCATACGA